TCTCAAAAGAAATCTATGGGTAAAGGTTGGTTTAAACATGTATTAAAAGCTGCAAAATCTTCTTATCACAAAAAAGGCGGAGCAGATGAAAAAGCCCCAGAATCTTCCAGTGATTCTGCTAGTGATGAAGGACCTGCCAAGGCATCTGTAGATGAAGCTATGGGTGGTCGCCGTCGCAGAACTCGTCGTCACCGTAGACGTCACCACTAAAAAGAAAAGAGTATTTGGTATAAGATAAAATGGGAGGAGGTTTATTACAGCTTGTAGCATATGGAGCCCAAGACGCATATTTAACTGGGAATCCCCAGATTACGTTTTGGAAAGGATTGTATAAACGCCATACCAATTTTGCTATGGAGCCATTTCGTGTAAATTTTTCAGGACAAGCACAATGGGGAACTAAACAGACCGCTATTATAGGTCGCCATGCTGATTTATTGTATTCTACTTACCTCCAAGTAGAATTACCTAGATTAAATCAAGGTGCTGGAGTAAATGGCGCTCTTGAAGGAGCTCTTCCATATGCATGGAATAACGAACAGGATTCTTTAGGATTTAATTTAATTGATCGTGTTGAACTAGATATTGGTGGACAAATCATTGATCGTCTATATGGCGAATGGTTATATTTATGGTCTGAATTGAGTAAAAATGCTGATCAAAGAGTTAAATTAATTGGTTTATTATCTGAACCTTGTGATGAAGAAAATGGTCCTTCATTTTTAAAATTTGGAAGAGGTTGCGGTCTTGATGGTCGTCAATTAAAATCTAATATTTTATATATTCCTCTTGAATTCTTTTTTACTAAAAATCCTGGTGCAGCTTTACCCTTAATTTCTTTGCAATATCACGAAGTAAAAATTAATATTTATTGGAATGATGCATCTTTAATTGCAGGAAACTTTAATAATACTAACGTCACCTTAGCAAATGGTGTTAATGTACCTGGTGCAAAAGTTTTACCTGGAATTTCCACAATTCCTCAACCATTAAATGCTGCTATCTATATTGATTATATTTATTTAGATACGGAAGAACGTCGTCGTATGGCACAAGCTTCTCATGAATATTTAATTGAACAAGTGCAATTTAATGAAGAAAAAGGTATTGTAAGTGCTATGAACAGAATTGATTTAACATTCAATCACCCTGTAAAAGAACTTGTATGGGTAGTTCAACCTTCTTTCTATAGAGATTGTAGACTTGCTACTGGATCTGGATATCAACCAAATGGAGCATTAACTGGTACTCAATCAGCTTATAGATTAACTCCATTTACGTATAATATTGATCCTGTATATGAACAATGGATTCAAATTAACGGCCAAGATAGATTAGATCGTCGTTTTGGTGATTACTATTCTAAGGTTCAAGCTTATCAACATCATTCAGGTGTATCACCTGGATTAGGTGTATACACGTATTCTTTTGCGTTGAAACCTGAAGAACATCAACCTTCTGGATCTTGTAACTTTTCTCGTATTGATACTGCTACTATTGTAATGAATATGGCAGGTAATACCGATAGTAATGGTGGTCTTCTTGCTCCTCCTGGAAATTTGGGTGCTCCTGCCTTTGCGTTTAATCCTGATTTTAACAATTGGGATGTTCGTGTATATGCAGTAAACTATAACATTTTACGTGTAATGTCTGGTATGGCCGGTTTAGCGTATTCTAACTAAGTGTTTGTTTAATTTTTTCTAAATATAAAATACCATCCATAAGCTCTTCTTGAGCATGTTGAATCCATTGTAAAAATGTTAGATCATTACGATCTAATGTTTTTCCATATTTTATCTGCCCAATCTCTGCTCGTTTTTGAAAAGCAGAGATTACACTTGAAACTACAGAATCATATTGAGGTTCCATTTTATCTTATAAAATCTTACAATCTTTAAACTTACCATGCCATTACAATATCTTCTAGAGAGCAATGACCATCATCTTTAACTAATTTATTTGCATGTTCCAAATCAGCTTCATAAGTATCTTCAATTTCATGTCCTTCAGGTAAACGAGTTTCATCAATCAAAATATCAACTAAACCAGTTCCACATGGAGGTTTTTGACCAAACATAATGTTTGCTGAAACACCTTTCATAGAATCAAATTCTCCAGATACTGCAGCATCAAATAGAACCTTAGAAGTCATTTCAAATGATGATTTAGCCAAAACACCATTTTCTAGTTTGGACATACCAAATCTTGCAATTGCAATTAAGTAACCATGATAAGTCATTGCATCTACTAGTAAACAAGGATGACGATAATTTAGGGATCCAGAACCACCTGCATTAAATACATCCATTAATTCTTCATATAAAGCTAGACGTGCAGCTTCAATACCAAATACATCTTGAATTTCATGAATATCATTTGAAAATGTTTTTGTTGAATCAATATTTTTAAATGTCATAAGATCTAACAAATTAGAACCTTCTGAATCTAATACCCATTGTTTTACTGATGTATAACCACCAATACGTTCATCATAAACAACTTCATTTAATTTTTCACGAGGGAATACACGACCAATTCCATCAATACCTGTCAGGATTGTATCAAGTAATTTTTCTTCAATAAATCGTAAAGCCAAGGCATTCTTAGCAATATCAAGACCAAATGTAATTCTCAAAATAAGTTTATCAGAAGAATTTGTATCTGAATGAACACAATCAAATACTTTCAAGATTTTATTTGCTTCAATCTTTGTTCTAATTTTGACCATATCTAAGATATCGTGAGAAATCATTTGTTGTGGATCTAGTTCTAATCTCATAATCCAAGGTGATACACAAGTTTGTCCATGTGTTACAGAAAACTTTTCATACGAACGTAGAATTTCACGATCTTCTTGAACTAAGGTATTTGATGATAGTGGATTAGGATCATAATAAATTCTCACTGATTTCGTAATATCTCTCAATGTAGTTTTTTGAATTTCTTTCATTGCAGAATGTGCATTCTGTTGTTCAGTAATTTCACCTTTCAAATAAATAATATTTGAAGGATTTTTAATATTAGGTGAAACTGAAAGCAATTCTTGAATACGTGGAATACCTTGTGTTGCATTAGCCTTAGATGTTCCTGCCGTGTGGAAAGTATTTAGAGTAAGTTGAGTAGTAGGTTCACCAATAGATTGTGCAGCTAGAGGACCTACCATTTCACCAGGATGAATTAAAGATTTTTTATATTTAAATTTAATTTCTTTAATAAGTTCATCAAATAGTGCTACCGTAAATCTATATTGTATAACAGATTTCTTAGGAGCTAGATAATATCTAACTAGACAATGAAATAATTTATTATCTTCAATAAATTGCATTTTAAATAATTTATTTAGTTCAAGACATACATATTCAGGTGTCAAATCAGTTTTTACAAGATAAGGATTCTTATATTTATCAATCAATCTCATCATATTAACTGGACAATGAATATCTGTAGCATTAGTATATTTGAATACATATTTCACTAGCATTTCACGATCATTTAAAATATCTTCAATTAAATCTTGTCCTTCTTTTGTTTCTGGAGAAACATTAACAAAATCTTCACGTGATGCTCCAAATGCAGAATATACTTGTTCAATGGTCATCATACCAAGTTCACATTCTTGTTTTTCAATTCCAATTGCATCAATATTATCATCTCCATAAGAAAACTGAACAATTGAATCATTAATATCACGAACAGTTCTATCTTCAGATACATGAATATCTTCTAGCAATTTTACAAGTCTTCGTTGAATATAACCAGATTCAGAAGTTTTTACAGCTGTATCAATTAGACCTTCACGTCCACCCATAGCATGAAAGAAGAATTCAGCAGGTTCAATACCAGAAATAAATGAATTTTTTACAAATCCACGTGATTCTAGACCATCATCATATTTTGGAAAATGTGGTAGAGTTCTATTTTCCATCATATATTTAATACGCTTTCCATCAACTTCTTGTTGTCCTAACATTGCTACCATTTGCATTAAATTCAAATCAGCCTTACCTTTAGAACCTGATCCTCTATCAGACATAATAATCATTCTATTTTTAGAAGATAGAGCATCTACAAGAATTGAATTCACATTTTTAGTAATATCATCTTTTAGAGCATCACGAATTGCATTTTCTAATTCTTCACCTGGTGCTCTTCCATTCAAATTAAGAAACTTACCTGAATGAACATCTGATAAAACTTGAGCAACTCGTTGTTGTCCTTTTAGGATAGTAGTTGCAATTGTTTTATATGTTTCATCAGAAACAGTTAGATCAGAAGGACCTGTAGAAAATCCTGAAAACATATTATATTTCGTAACAATATTTTGAACTGAATTTATAAAATCTCCTGCAACTTCATGTCCAAAATCATTATAAATAGTATGAACAGTTTTACGTAGAGTTTTTGATTCACCATCATCCAAGGTTCCTTTAACAATTTGTCCTTGAACAACTTTCAATTTAGAATTAATATCAATTAATGGAAATGCATGTGACATAATTTCAATACCTTTTAGAGGAGCATCCAAGCGCTTAAAATCTTTAGGATGTCTGTGAGATCTTGCTAGCATATTCATAGCAAGATGTTCTGGAACTAGAGTAGCTGCTTGAGTTAGATTATATGATCCAGTCAATGTATCTTGAAATACTGCAATAATAGCTTGACAATTTCTTGGTGAAATAATTTGTCTAAGTAGTGTAGCTATAATCATTAATTCGGTTGCTGCTGCAATACTTTGAGGAACATGCATATTCATTTCATCACCATCAAAATCAGCATTATAAGGTTTTGTTGCAGAAACATTCAATCTAAATGTAGCTCCTGGAAGAACTTTAATTCTATGACACATCATTGAAGCTTTGTGTAGGGAAGGTTGACGATTAAATAATACAACATCTTCATCTACAAGATGTCTATGAACTATATCACCTTCTTTCAAAGAAATATATTCTTTAGATACATAACCTAGACGTTTCTTAATATTTTCATGAATAAGTTCTACATTTTTTGCTCCTGGATATTTTAGGGGTCCATTCTCAATTGCTTTCATTAGTCTATCACGATTATATTGTGTAACAATTTCAGGAAATGTTAGATTCATAGCAATTTCTTCAGGAACACCCAAGTGATCTACATCAATATTAGGATCAGGAGTAATTACAGAACGTGCAGAGAAATCTACACGTTTACCCATCAAATTTCCACGAACACGACCTGATTTAGAACCAAATCTTGATTTCAATGTTTTGAGAGGACGTCCAGATCGTTGAGCAGATGGAGGCATACCTTTAATTTCATTATCTACATATGTAGCAACATCAAATTGTAGGAGTTGAGTAGAATTATCAATAATTTCTGCAGATGCGCCCTTATCTAGTTGATCACGCAATCTAGCGTTATTTCTAACAATTGTAATAAGTTTATGAGTAAGATCATCTTCCATTCTAGTATTGTCATCCATAACAACTGAGGGGCGAACAGTTAGTGGAGGAACAGCTAGGACAGAACATACCATCCAATCTGGTCGTGAAAATTTAGGATTAAATCCAATAAGTTCTACATCATGATCAGTAATACGTTGAAAACATCTTAGAACAATTTCAGGTTGAAGTTTCATAGGTTCTCCTTCTTCAAATGTTTCTGCTTGTAGAGCAATAGTTCCTTCAATTCTAGAAATTTTTCTAATTGTTTTACTTCCACAATATGCACATACCTTAGATTCCTTTGGCATATGAGTTTTATAATTTGCAGTTGCATCACGAACTTTATCAAAACGTTCAATACCATTCTTTTGAGTTCCAATACGTTCCAAATCTTCTTTAGGTAAATAAGGTTTAGAACATGATAAACATACAACTACTAGAAACTTTTGAATAATTTCAATAAATTGATAAAGATATACAGGTCTTGCTAGACGAATGTGTCCAAAATGTCCAGGGCATAACAAATTTGTATATTTACATGTAGGACAAATTTTTCCATGATCAGTTACACCAAATCGAGCATCAAATACTCCACCTGGAAATGGTTTTTCAGATTGAAATGTTTTATCAGTTATAACTTCTACTACACTTCTTGAGATAATATCAGCAGGATTAGCAATGCCAAATTGGACACCAATGATAGTATCTCCCATTCTTTATATAATATCTATAGTCTTTAGATAGATTCGTTTTTTAACTACCTTTTAAACTTTTTAGATTCTTCAATAACTAAATCGAAATATTCATCATTTAGTAAAAGATCATCTTTCATTTCTTTATCAAAATCTAATGAGTCATAAAATACAGCATATTCAGTTCCAGTTTTTTTAATAAATAAAGGTAAATCTTTAGTTTTTTTTGTAGTTAAATATGAAAAAATAGCTCTACATAATTGTTGAAATTTTTTTCTATCTTCTTGTTCATCGCCTAATTTCATTATCAAATCAGTTAATTTCATTTTATTATTGGAACATATTTAAAACATTACTTTCTAACTCTTTTACTGCAAAATTTAAGTCATAAGGATTATATTGCATAGCTACTCCTGCAAAAAATGAACCTTCTATAATAACAACAATTAATGTCATAATTAAATTAAATTTAAAAATTTCATAAGAATTAATATTATACATTTGACATAAGGTTGTTATTGCTGTCAAACAAAATATAATTATACACCCAAATGTAATTGCAAATATAATAATTAGAGGTAAATTATCGTTCCAATTTTTTTGTGGATTATCATCTAATTTTGCTTGAATTTCAGGTGGAATTGGTTGTTCAGTTGATAATACTTGATATGAAATTATATATTCATTTGTTAATTGCTGTAGTTGTTCAAGATTTATTTTTCCTGTCGCATATAAAGAATATAAATAATTATTTACAGCATTATTCCATGTATCAATAACATTATTTCCATATTGTAATGCTATATTTGAAAATTCTTGACATATAACTCCTTTAAGTTGAGAATTAATTAATGGTCTAGCTACAAAAATAATAAATGGTGTCCAAAATATCCAAAGACTTGTAGTTGCAGCTAAACCATTAATTATTCCTTTTATATAAAATGGTTGATTTGTAATAATAGTTACAGCTTCTAGAGGTTCTAGAGATTCTGATTCTAAAGGCGTAACAATAGGTTCTGGAATAGGTTGAGAATATTCTTCCAAGTAAGGTTCCTCTACAATATATACCATTATAATAATATGACTTTTTATATCGATTTATTAATGCATACTGGATTATTTGTAATAACTATTCCAGTATTCTATTTTGAATTTGTTACAAGAGTTGTAACATATGCCTTAATTGATAATTTTACTACTATTGCTCAACAAAAAATAGTTGATTCGAACTTAAATAAAATGGTAAAAAAGCAAGACGTTCAACCCGTAATTGATTATGTTAATATTCAATTCACTCCAAAAATAAATAATTTTAATCAATTAATTTCGGAACGAAACAATAAAATTTATACTTTAGCTTATAGTATTTGTGGATCAATTTCTGCTTTATGTATTGGCTTATCATTTATACTTTCTTTTATGTATGAAGTAAATTTTTTAGAAATTTTAATTGAAAATTTAATTGTTTTAGCATTCATTTTACTATCTGAATTTTTATTAGTAACTATATTTTTAAATAAATTAGAAATTATTGATGGA